CACTAGCTCCACTGTTCCTTCGAATGGTGGTTCTAGTGGTTGGGCAGTTGTCGGTTCAGCGAGTGAAAATCGTGTTTGGGTTCGCCCGGAGAGTTACGTCGATGTATCGTTACCAAGGACAAAAGGGACTTGCAATGTACTTGAAGACCTGTTCTGTACTGCTTCAGCAGTCCATTGGAGGAATGAAAGGCACTGCGCCGTTTGCGATTGGGATGAACGTAGCTCGGACTCGTCAGGGATTCCCACGGATCATTGATCGTAGGGACCGTCGCTTAATTCAATTAGGCGATGTAACCGTTATCCGACTTTGGTTGTCCTTATTCGGCTTATACCGAGTATTAGACTTCCGAGGAAAGTTAAAACTCAAAACGATAACACAACCAGGACTTGATTTATCAAGTAACGGGGTGTTAGAGCTTTGGGCTAGATGGTTACCTACCTTCTTCCTTAAGCTTGAGCAAGAAACCAAGCTGCCGGTGAAGGCTCGGTTAGGATTTGAGATGACACCTAATCTAATTCCACTGATCAGAAAGTCTAGTCCGAACTCTGGAGGTTTAAGCAGCGTCGCTGCTTTACCTTTGGATATCGTAAACTGGGCTCTCGCCCCGGAGAGTCTCCAGAGATCTTTCTCTAGATACCTCCAAGAAGTCGATGGATTAGAGTTAGTGTGGGGCCTTAAGCCTTTCATTAATAAGGTGAAAGAGATGGTTGTAGGAGTTCGGGAGCGGTATACACAGTGTGTGAGGGTTAACCCCCTCACCCGGAATCCTTTTGTCAAGGACCCCCAGCGGTGCCATCATGGCCCGTGGGAGCCGGAGTCCACTGTCACTATCGTGACCAAACAAATTAATCCTCTTGAAAGCACCTGGGGACCAGTAATGGCCCTAGGGCGCCTCGGTTTCAAATTTGAACCCGGTAAGATTCGAGTGTTCGCTATGGTAGATGCTCTCACGCAAGCGCTACTTCATCCACTCCATAAGTGGATCTTTACAAGACTCGGAGCCATTAGGACGGACGGGACCTTCGATCAGACTGCTCCTATTGAGCGGTTGATCAAGAGAATGAACGATCCAAGTAAGTGCTTCGTGGCATCTTACGATTTATCGGCTGCAACTGACAGATTGCCAGTCGTTCTTCAAGAGATGATATTGGAAGGAGTAGGGACCGCGGCTTTTGCGCGGCATTGGAAGAACCTCCTTGTAGGCCGACCATATAAGCTTCCTAAGGAAGCTAAATCCTGGAACTTAGGTTTCAGTGAGGTCGTCTACGCGGTGGGACAACCGATGGGCGCGTACTCGTCGTGGGCTATGCTTGCGTTGACGCATCATGCCATCGTACAATTGGCGGCTCACCGTGTGAGCCCAAGTGCGAAAAGAGGGGGATGGTTCTTGGATTACGCAGTGCTCGGAGACGACATTGTTATTGCAAACAAGGCCGTAGCTAACGAGTACCTTAGACTTATGTCTCTGATAGGAGTCGAGATCGGGCTTGCCAAAAGCCTGGTCTCTTCTCAGGGAACTTTCGAGTTCGCTAAGAGAACATATTTCAAGGGACAGGAGGTATCTGCTATGTCCCTCGCTGAGGTTTCGGTTGCACTTAGCAATCTTACCTCGTTGATGGAACTAGTTAGAAAGAACTTAAAGTTCGCAAGAATTAGAGTATCTTCTGTAGCGCGCTTCGCTGGTTACGGATACCGAAACCTAGCTCGCCTACAGGTGATCTGGGCAGTAGGGAATCGTCTAGGACGTCTGTCTGCTTGCCTGCACGCTCCAGGCAGCGTCTGGCCTACTCGAGTCATCGAGTGGATCAGCGCTGTTGGACCTGGGGCGGCGATCAAGGACGACGCACCTTTATGGCGAGTCGCCATGGGGGTGTGGACAGAATTGATTAACCGGGCCGTGACAAGGATTGTTAAGATTGAGCAGCTCCTACCTTCAATCGGGCTTTACTCTTATTCGTACGGTGAAGACCGTCCGAAAACAGAGGAGGAACGAAAGAAGGAGTTCCGAGGTAAACTCCGAAACGGCTTAGTCGCCGTCCAGGGTTACCTTGGGATAAAAGGAAAAGGTTTAGAGGGTGTTTTCTCTGAAAATGCCTTCAACGACTTTTTCTTAGAATGGGTTGCTCGACCCTATCATGATAAGTTATGGAACCGCGTGAAGAAAGTAGATGGGATGCTCCGAGAGCACAGTCCATACATTCTCCCGTCATGGAAAGACCTTGATGCACTCTGGTCTGAGTTATTTGATTATAACTCGGAGTCGGGAAGTTTCCCAACTCGAGCGCAACTGTTGTCACGTAAAAATGACGACAT